CCGTGCGATACCGTCCCGGTTCTGCCGATGCGCGGCCGGAGAGCATCCGGTGCCGATCCGCCCACTGCGAGACGGTCAGGTCGGGATCCGGCCGCATTCCGGCGCTCCATGCGCGCAGAACCTCTGCAGCTCCGTCGAAATCCATCAATCCATCAGCGTCATCACCGGAAGTCGGGCCGGACCTCGGCGAGTTCGTCGAGGTGGGCGCGTACATGTTTCTCCAAAGCCTTCTGCATGGCGGCAGGCTCCACGCCGAGATCGGCAGCCATCAGCGCCGCCGCGCGTGCGGGCCAGTTCACCCAGGAATCCCGCTCCTCCCGCGCAATCCGAAACACGAGCGCAGTGGTTCGATCTCGTTCGATCAGCTCCCCCTTGAGCTTCTGAAGCCGGATGCGCCGTTCCTGCGCCTTCAACACCTCGTTCGCCGTCTTGGCCTGCAGGAATGTCGTACCGCCACCGACGATCGGTGCGGCGAGACCCTGTTCGCGCAGCGTGTCGCCCACAGCCGTCACCGCAGCTTCGGGGACGGGCTTCAGCTTTATTGCAGGCGTCTTTCTGGTCTTCGACGGGTCAGTCATATCGGCCCGCCGGCGATCGGAGGCTGCAGCGTCGATGGAGCCGTCGGGGAACAGAACCAGCCGCTCGGCAGCCTTCGCCTTCTGGATTGCGCCCCGAGACAGACCGACATGGGCGGCGTACTGGCGCTCGCTCATGCCCTGCATCGCGCGCTCCGATTATTGTTTAGAATCATGTGCTTATTGAGTTGATCCGCGTCGCGGACAGAGCGAACGTCACTTCAACGAAGCGATGCAACTCAAGCCCAAGGAGCCAAAAAAATGACCCGCCGCGCCGCCGACAACACGAAAGCCCTCGACGCCTTCCTGGCCGCAAAGTTCGAGATCGACGCAATGCTTGAACGGCTTGCCGCTCTCAGCGCTGACCATTTCGAGACCAACCCCGACGAGATCCACTGGGGCCATGTCGGCACACTGAGTCACTACCGGGACAAGTTGCGCGAAATCACCGACAGCGCCTTCAAGGAAGGCGAATACGCCGAGTGAGAGGAACCACTCCGGGTCCCGCCCGCCGAATGGCGGGCTCGGCCTCGTAGAAGGACGCACATCCCGCGCGCCCCGATCACGGAGACGACCCATGACCCAGCTTTCCAATACCCAGACCCTGATCCTCAAGGCCGCCGCGGAGCGTGAAGCCCGCATCGCCCTGCCGCTGCCCGATAGCCTGCGCGGCGGAGCGGCTGCCAAGGTGGTCGGCGCGCTGCTCGCCAAAGGCCTCCTCGAAGAGGTCGATGCCGACATGCACAAGAACGATCCCGTCTGGCGCGAGAGCGGCGACGGGCACGCCGTCACGCTGATCGCCACCGACGCGGGCCTCGCCGCCATTGGCATCGAGCCCGAGCAGGCGCCGACCGAGGCTCCCAAGCCCCCCACGCTGCGCGCGGGCACCAAGCAGGCCACGCTGATCGCAATGCTGCGCACGCCGGACGGCGCAACCATCGAGGAAATCATCGTGGCCACCGGCTGGCAGTCGCACACAGTGCGCGGCGCCATATCCGGCGCGCTGAAGAAGAAGCTCGGCCTCGAGGTGACCTCGGAGAAGAGCGAGAACCGTGGGCGAGTGTACAAACTGCCCGCTGCCTGATCTACCCGACAGGCGACAAGCTGATGACCGCCGCCCCTCTGGGGCGGCGGGCGATCATTGGGCGTTCCGCATCCGGATCGTCTCGAAAACCCGGCGCAAGGCGAACGAACGGGCGATCGATACGATGGTGAAGATGGCGCCCATCTTCAGGTTCTGCGCCAGCGTCGTGTGCAGCCCGAAGACCGGGAAGATCAGGATTTGCGTCGCAACCGCGATGCCGTAGCCGACGATCACGTTGGCGACGGACTCGACCAGCGACATGAGGCGCGACTGCCTCACGCCGTCACCTCATCCATCGGCCAGCAACTCAGTTGCGAGAGTTCTGAGCGCATGCGCCGCAACCAGGGGGACCACGCCGTTGCCACAGAGGCGAAGCCGGTCCACCCGGTGGGCCAGCCCATCAGTGCCTCGACGAACAGCGGGTTTAGCGTCCGGCGCAATTCTGACGTATCGCTCCCAGCCATCGGCGTCGCCAGGACCTGGCGGCCAAGCAGGCCGTTCACCGGCGTGTTCGCCAAGCTCGTCGCCCCATCCTTGTGGTCCCGCGCCGTCGGCGTCATCCACATGCGGCTGGCGTGGGTCAGATCGGCCGTCTTGCGGTTCCCCGCGCTCGGCTTGCAGCCGTCGTTCGCCATCGGCGTCGGCCAGTCCCGCGCCATCCGGTCCAGACCCTTCTCGTCGCGCCGCTCGCCACCCCGGCTGCGGAAGCTGTCGATCTGCGGCGTCGGCCACATCGCGGCCGTGGTCGCGAGGTTCATGCCGTGCTGGCCCGCTGCCTGCGAAGGCGTCGGCTTCGTCTGCCGGTTTTCGTTGGCGCTGGCCCTTGGCGTCGGCCAGAGCCGCAGCAGCTCCGTCCGGTTCCCGCCACTCGACCGGGTGCCAGAGCAGGCGCGCGGGGTCGGCCAGGTAGTCGCCCTCGCGGATGGCAAGGATGAACAGCCGCTCGCGCTTGTGCGGTGCGCCGACTTCCGCCGCCGTGAAGAGGCCTGCCGCAAGCTTGTAGCCCATGCCGACCAGTCCGCTGGCGACTTCGGGGAAGCCGAGGCGGAGATGATGGGCGACATTCTCGAGGAAGACGAAGGGCGGCTCGACCTCGCCGATGATGCGGGCGACATGCGGCCACAGGTGGCGCGGGTCCTCGGCACCCCGGCGCTTGCCCGCGACGGAGAACGGCTGACACGGATAGCCCGCTGTGATGATATCCACCGCGCCACGCCACGGGCGGCCGTCGAAGGTTCCAACGTCGTCCCAGACAACAGCCTGATCCAAGGACGCGTCTTCCATCCGCGCCACGAGAGTGGCTGCGGCGTAGGTTTCCCGTTCGACATGGCCCACAGCACGATATCCGGGGATGGCGATGGCGAGCCCGAGGTCGAGACCGCCCGCGCCGGAGCATAGGGAGAGCCCGAACAGGCATGCGTCTTCGGCTCCGGGAGCGCGTCCGGAGGAAGGTAGAGCCAGGTCATGCATATCACGCGGCGGTCTTGCGCTTTCGCGCGAGTTCGGGGGCGGCGTCCGGGTCCGGAGCGGCGTTAATGTCCGGAACATCTGCGGGGGCTTCGGCATTCTGGCCCAGCCGCTCGGTCCTCACCTGCGCGAAGGTCCTGCCGTCGCCGTCGAGGATCGCGTCACGGCCGGTCTCGGCCAGCCAGCGCTCCACGGCGACATCCACATAGGCTGGGCTGATTTCCATCGCGAAGACGCGCCTACCGTTGGCCTCGCCCGCCATGATCTGCGAGCCGGAGCCGCAGAAGGGCTCGTAGCAGAGGCCGCCGCGGGCGACGTGCTGGCGCATCGGGATCCCGAAGGCGTCGAGCGGTTTCGGCGTCGGGTGGTCGGGCCGGTCGTCCTTGGCGAAGCTTGGCAGTTCCCATGTCGATGACAGCGTCTCCTCGGCCACCTTTGGCGGACGGTTCGGACGGCGCCAGCCCATGAAGCAGGGCTCGTGCTTCCAGAGGTAATGGGACCGGGTGAGAACCCCACGATCCTTCACCCAGATGATCTGCTGATGGACGAAGGCGCCGGCCTTTTCCCAGCACGCCTCCAGCATCGCCTGACGGCGCGAAGCGTGCCAGCAGTACCAGGCGGCGTCCTCGGTGATCGCCTCTGCCACGGCCGCCGCGATGAAGCCGTCGTAGAGCTCGGCACCCTGGCTGCTGTCGTCCCAGGTGACGCCGTAGGACTGCGACCAGTCCTTATTGCGGGTCGGATGATTGGAGCCGTCATAATCCACCAGGTACGGCGGGTCGGTGGCGAACAGGATCGCCCGCTCGCCATTCATCAGGCGGCGCACATCGTCGTGGTTGGTGCTGTCACCGCAGAGCAGCCGGTGATCGCCGAGGATCCAGAGATCGCCGGTGCGTGAGGCCGGGTTGCGCGGTGGTTCGGGGATGGTCACCGGCGGAACACCGGTGCCGCCACCTTCCTCGTCTTCGCCCTCGGGCACGAATGCCAGCAGCTTGTCCAGCTCACCATCGGAAAACCCGACCAGCGACAGGTCGAAATCTTCGGCCAGGAGCTCGTTCAGCTCCGCCGACAGCAGCGCGTCGTCCCAGGTGCCAAGCTCGGTCAGCTTGTTGTCCGCGATGCGGTAGGCCCGGCGCTGCGCTTCGGTCAGGTGCCCGAGCACGATCACCGGCGCCTCGGTCAGCCCCAGCCGCGTCGCGGCCAGCACCCGGCCATGGCCCGCAATCAGTTCCCCGTCCTCAGCGACGAGGCAGGGCACGGTCCAGCCGAACTCAGCCATGCTGGCAGCGATCTTCGCAACCTGGTCCGCACCATGCGCCTTCGCGTTCCTTGCGTAGGGCTGTAGGCGCGACAACGGCCACAGCTCGATCGCGTCTGGTGCGAAGCTCAGCGTCATGGCGGACATGGTTCCCTGGTCGGGTGGATACCCGGTGGCTTCTGGACTCCGGATGCCGCGCTGGACTCCGTGCGGGGTCCAGCGGCCACCAAGGGTGTCCGGCAGAAAGGCTTGTGTTTATTGAGGCTTGCGCGGGTTGCAGGTGGATCCGGCTTCCGGGTGGCTTCCCAAAAATCCGGCTCTGCCGCTGGCGATGCGCCGCGCTTCGCCCGCCAGCATACGATTTCCGCCAGGAAGGACCCGCGAACTCGTGTGCTCAGGCGATGTTGGCGTGAACGGGCATCGATCCATAAAGAAAGGATCAGCGCGGATCCTTTACTTGGATCGGTTCCAACGAAAGGATCCATGCGCTCGTGATCGCGAAACGCGCGCCTCTCCCGAGGATAGCCAGAAGCTACCCAAGAACCGGGGTTTTCGTCTCTTCGAAAAGTGTCCGGCGGACACTTTCCGCTTCGCTTCGCGAGCGTACGTTCACTCGCCGAGGATCGCCCGCAGATCTTTCATCAGCAGGAAGAGATGATAAGGGTCGGTCGGACTGGGTTCGAAGTCGAACTGCTCGTACCAGGCGCGCGCTTCATCGTCCTTGGCATGAACCAGAAGCGCTCGGATACCTGCAATTTCGGCAGCTTGAGCCGTGCGCAGCAGTGCATCCTTGAGCAACGCTTTGCCCAGCCCCTTTCCCTGCTCGGCTCGGTCGATGGCAAGACGCGCGAGGAGCATTACCGGGATCGGATGACGGGCAAGCCCTTTGCCGACACGACCGGGAGCGTCGGCATGTTCAACGGCGCCGACCGCGAGGCTGTAATAGCCCGCGACACGCTGCTCCCCGCGGCACACGACATAGGTCTGAGCGCTGCCCGCTTTCTGGTTGACCAGAGCGTGGCGTTGCAGGAATCGATCCAGAGGTCCCTTGCCGCAATCAAACGCGTCGACCTCGTGGGAGGCATCGAGCTTTTGGACGGCAGAGAACGATTGGTTCTCCGCCGTCACTCAAGCACGCTCTTCTCGGCGAGCAGTCTGGCGAGGCGTGGTTTGCTCTGGACGGGGCGGTCGAGAACATCCTGGAAGGCTTGCCACTGGGCGTCATCCAGCCGGAACATGCGCCGATCGACGAGCGCTTCCTCGGCGGCATGAATGCCCGCCTCGAGGAGGAACTCCGTCACGTTCTTGTGCGAAAACGTGGCTGCACGCTGCAGCAGCGCCTTCATGGTCGGCGTGGTGCGCACCTCGATACGTTCGGACTTGGCTTCGGCTACGGGCATGGCTGATCTCCTGTCCCAATTTCTGTATCATACGGACAACGTACGGACAAGAAGTTAATTGGGGTGACTGGTCGGGTCCTCGCAAGCCCCTTTGACCATTTCAATCACGTAGCGGCGCGACCGGAGCCGGGGGACTTTGCGCTGGTTAAGCCGCCATGCGATCACGCAGAGCGCGTAGAGCCAGTGCTCGTGCGCCGCCGACCGCTGCAATCCCACGGTCCAGCAGATGGTTTTCCATCGCTCGCCGTAGGCGCGCAGCCAGACGATCTTGCCGTCGATCGGATCGAGCCCCACCGTCCAGCTGAGCGTCTCCTCCATCCGGCTGATCGCGGCGGGTGACGGGATGACGCGCATCGGCTTCGGCTCCTGTCCGACCTTGTCGGCGAAGCTATGGATGACCTCCGGCCAGATGCTGAAATATCCCTGCCGCCGGGGTTCGGGCAGGCGCTTGAGCACGAAGGCCGCTTCCGCGAGACGTTCCTCGACGAGGCTCGGTGTCCACTGGGTCATCGACGCGCCTCCTTCGTCTGATCGCGGTCGCCATAGAGCTTCTCGCCGAGTTGCCGGACGAGCTCACGCTCGGGCCAGGTCAGCCGGTCGTCATCGAGAGAGACCGCGAGGACACGCTGCTCGCGCCAGCCATCGCGCTTGATTTGATCGGGGGAGCGGCGCTGGCCGCCATATCCCTTTGGCGCCCACCTCACAGCACACCTCCCCGGGTCTCCAGCGCCCAGAGCAGGATGGCGATCGCATCGGCCTCGTTGTCGTCAGCGGGCTGGAAGCCCCGTTGGCGAATGGCAGCCAGGACAGCTTCCTTGCCGGCGTTGCCCTTGCCCGTGGCGAAGCGTTTGATGGTGCCGACAGGAACGCCTTGATAGGCGATGCCCTCACGCTCGCACCAAGCGGTCAACGTCGCCAGGAAACCGCCGTAGAGGTGGGCGGCGTCGGTGCCGATATGGCGCCGGACCTCCTCGAAATAAATCGCGGCCAACCCACCGCCGTCGTCGGCCAGTTGTTCGAGCCAGTGCTGGAAGCGCAGGTAGCGCATGCCGCCGCCGTCGTAGCGGCCGGAGCGGAAGCTGGCGGTTCCGCTGTGCACGATCCCGCCCGCCAGGCTCGCCCAGCCCGTGGTGGTGCCGAGATCCAGGGCGAGAATGGCGCTGCCCGCAGATGTCGAGATGACCGGGGCCGGATGGGGCGAGCTCTTGGGGAGGGGTGACGGGCACTGGCTCATGGTGGTGGGTCCTTCTCGTCTGATGTCGGTGAGGGGATGGACGGCACGGCGACCGCGCGCGCGAAGCCCCTGGGGGTGGGAGTGGGAGAACCCGCTCGGCGCGGTTCTCCCCCACCCCCGAAGGGGGTGGCTTTCACCCCCACAACTTCGAGAGCGCATCAACGCATTGAATCGTTGGGAGAAATCGAAGTTGGGACAGCTCATGGTGTGGGTCGCGTTCCCAACTTGAATCTGCGCAAACCTGCGCGGGAGGGCGGGCCGGAGCAAAGGTAGTTGGGACGAGCTTTCCCAACTTGAATGTGCGCGGGACGGCCGGGCGGTGCGCGGTGGCGCGAAAAGCAGCGAAAGTAGTTGGGAAGCTGGCCGCCCGGCTCGCCGCAACTTGCCACAACTTGATTCTGCGTAAGCCCGCGTAATCGGGATGAGCAGGCGCATCACGAGGTCTCCTCCGTCTGATAGACCCAGACCAGGGGGTTCTCGACCGGCAGCGCCGCGCCGCTCTGTGGGCACTTGTAGGTGCTGGGAAGGACCGGGATCCGGACGGGCACGACCTCGCCGGTGTCGGGGTATGCCGTCTCTTCTCCGGTCGGGAACGTCATGCCCTCGACGCAGAGATAGCCGAACTTCGAGCGCGAGGTCGGCAGACCGAACGGCGCGCCATCGCGAACGAACTTGATGAAACCCTTTGTGGCCAGCACGCTGATCCGTTCGCGGATCGTGTCCTTGCCGCCGAGCCCAGCCTGGTTCTCGAAGCTCTCGGCGAATTGCAGCGCGGTGTAGAGCCGGCCGGCCTCGGCCTCATCGAAGAGCAGTTGAAGGATCACGTCGTGTTTGCGTGCGCGCTCGGCGTCGAGCTTCTCGCCGAACTCGCGACGCACGAGCCTTGTCTCCGAGCGGTCGATGGCGATCCAGCGTCCGTCCGCCTTGTCGACGATCATCGGCTCGATGCCGGGGCCGTTGCGGAGCTCAAAATGCAGCATCCGCTCCGGTCGGTCCTCGTCGGGCCGGTGCATGATCACCCCGGAGGTGTAGAAGCTCCGGAGGCTGCCCGCGCCCGAGAGCGCCATGAACGGGTCCTCGACGAGCTGCTTCTTGGTGATCTTGCGGGTGTGATGGCAGAGGATCAGGCCGGCATCCGGGGCTACGGCGTCCCGCAGCGCTTCGACCCGCTCCTGCAGGAAGAAGAGCATCGCGGTGTTGTCGTTCTCCCCGCCGCCGTCCGGACCCCCATCGAAGAGATTGCGGATCGGGTCGATGCAGAGGATATCGGGCGCGCCATGGCCGTAGTGGGCGCGAACCGCGGCGATGGTCAGGCCCACGCCGCCCGCGTCGAGCAACATGCGGACCTTCGGCGTGGCGACGAGATTGTCGCGCGCCGCGGCCAGGAGCGCCGGCTCGATCCGGATGGCCTGGAGACGCTCCCGGAGGTAATGGTACTGGATCTCCGCCTGCAGATAGAAGATCCGCAGCGGCCGGCTTGGCGCAAAGCCAAGGAAGGGCACACCCGCCGCCATGTGGACCAGCAGACTGATCAGGAAGTCGCTCTTGCCGACCTTGGGGGCGCCGCCGAGCACCAGCATCCCGCCGGGCGTCAGCAATCGCGGCGCGATGATGTCGTCGGGCATCGGGCTCACGTCGTCGAGCAGTGCGCCGAGCGTGAAAACCGGCAGCGCGGACATCGACGGAACGGCGATCCGTTCGAGGGCCGGTCCGTGGCGCTCTTCGTGCAGCCGCCAGAGGCGCTGTGCTTCCGAGGCGAGACGTTCGAGCGGCCAGC